AAGATTATGTTAAAATTATTTGTTCCAAAAATTCAGCATATTATGGTGAAGAATGGACTTGTAGTACCGACATTACAGATAATCTAAACCACATTATGGATGCCGAAATCTTTGTTGGTGGTGATACCGGAACAACTCACTTTGCGTTTTCGCTTGACAGAGCGCCTAAAGAACTGTTATACTATGGTTCTAGTAGAGCATTGGTACACACATTACCATTTTATCTATTACAAGGTAAAGGTAAGGTGACCAATTATTGGTTAGATTTTGAGGGATCGACATGGCAATAAATGATACAGCAGTAGTAGTTACTGCTTTCTTTGGTGAAAATGAAACAGAACAAAAGAAGTATATGGCTAAAATTCTATGCCGCAATCTCAAACAATCCGGTTTGTTTACTTGTTTAGCTTCACACTCAACCATCGATGAAGAAACTCAATCATTTACGAATCTATCTGTATATGATGCAGATAATAGTTTTCAAGTAAACGGATTACCAAAAGTTACACATAATCATGGTGTTGCTGAGTTGACCTCGATGCACAATGCAGTAAATGCTCTCAAACGATTTGGTTTCAAATATATCATGAAGTTTCCTTTTGATATTCGACCAGATATGGACTTTCAACAAATTATTAATGACTGTAAAGCAACAGGCAAACAATTAGTGACAGGAAGATGGGATAATGATATTACCATTGGTACTTTTTCTTTTTTTGCTAACATCGATTTCTTTTTAGAAACATTTTCACTTAATGAAGTGTATCGTTGTGATAAAGATTTGGAATATGCTTGGTTCGATTCTGTAAAAGAAAAAGATTTAATGAACCATGTACATTTCTGTAGCGGTTACAATAATTTTATGAATAATAATTTTACACAATTTTCTGAGGGTGCCGGCACTAAACTGGCACCTTATCCATTCGTATGAAAACACTAAGCATAACTTGTATCGATGCCTATACATATGAACCAACAATTAAGGCACTAGATAGAACATTACAAACATTAAGCCATTTAGATATTAAAACAATATATTGGTTTAGTGATGTTCCTTGTCCTTATCCTGATGTTCGTGTTCGTTGGATAAAGATTCCAAGGTTTAAGAAATATACAGATGAATATAATAAAATCACTCTTAAACTTGTACCACATATTGCCGTAGAAGATTACAATTTAATTATTCATGCGGATGGTTTTGCTGTCAATCGTGAATCTTGGGATCCACAATTTTATGAATATGATTATATTGGCGCTCGTTGGCCAAATGGTGGAGTAGGTAATGGTGGTTTTACTTTGAGAAGTAGAAAACTATACGATGCTCTTTTAGATATTGACGTAGCTTATGCAACACAACAATTCCCACAGGACATTATAGATAATACTGAATTTTTTGTTTTAGATTATTATAATGATAAAGTTATTCCTGAAGATAATATTATCTGTAAATTATACAGACCTAAATTAGAACAAGAGTATGGTATTAAATTTGCTGATGGAGATATTGTTGATAAATTCAGTATAGAACACAATATGAGTTCTCCTTGGTTAGGTAAAAGTTTAGGCTTTCATGGAAAGCATGGCGTAGCATCACATTATGGAATCGAATTATGAACGAAAACAAAGAAGTTACACAAAAAATTATTGAAGCATTATCTACATCGGTTAAACCGAAGTATGTAAAAGATTATCACGATTTCGAAGAAGGCCAGTATGTACAATATTCTGGTCAGCTTTGGGACGATAAAGAAATCTATGCTGCTATCGACACATTACTTCACGGTAGTTGGGTTGTGGCAGGAGAAAAAGTTTCACAATTTCAAAACAAATTTAGTAAACGATTTAATGTAAAGTATTCACACATGGTGAATTCTGGCAGTTCTGCTGATTTGATTTTGGTTGCTGCTGCAAAAAAACGATTAAAGTGGGAAGATGAGGATGAAATTATTGTATCGCCTGTCGGTTTTCCAACAACTATTTCCAGTATCGTACATAATAAGTTAAAACCTGTTTTTGTTGACATTGAACTAAACACACTTAACTTTGATGTTGATTTAATCGAAGAAAAGATTACTAGTAAAACAAAAGCAATCTTTGTTTCTCCAGTTTTGGCAAATCCGCCCGATATGGATAAGTTGACCGAACTGTGTAAAAAATATAATCTAGTTCTTCTCGGTGATAATTGTGATTCATTAGGTACCTTGTGGAAAGGCAAGTTGATTACAGATTTATATTACGCTTGGTCAACATCATTCTATCCTGCACATCATATCAGCACCGGTGAAGGTGGAATGGTGTGTTCTAATGATGAAGAATATATCAAAGAAGCAAGAAGTTTCTCTTGGTGGGGACGTGATTGTTATTGTGTTGGTGCCAACAATCTTTTAGAATGTGGTACTTGTGGTAAACGATTTGATAATTGGTTGGATGATTACGATGGTATCATTGACCACAAATATGTGTTCACCAATATGGGTTATAATCTCAAGCCATTAGATTTACAAGGCGCCATCGGTATTGAACAGTTGAAGAAATTTGATTTCTTAGAAGGTTCACGCAGAACATACAAAGAGAAAATTCAAAAGTATATTGAAGATAATATTGATGATGTTCGAGTGATTAGAGCTTCTAAACATTCTGATCCTTCATGGTTTGGTGTTCCAATTTATTGTGAAACACAAGGATTGAAAGAAATGTTAGTATCACACTTTGAAGAAAACAAAATTCAAACGAGAAATTATTTTGCTGGAAACATTCTGTTACATCCTGGTTTCAAACATTTGGATGATTACAAATTATATCCAAACTCTAACTTGGCATTGAGTAATGTATTCTTCTTAGGATGCTCACCTCTGTATAATGAAAAGATTCTACATTACATTGAGAAAGTATGTAAGAAATGGTAAACCTATTTGGTAAAGGATTTATCGGTAGTCGTTATGCTGAAATGTTCTATGGTGGAATTGTTTGTAATGAACGAAACGATTATGAAGTGCATGAAGATGATGTTCTTTATTTTATTTCTACTATTGATAATTACAACATACATGACAAACCATTTCTAGATATAGAAACAAATTTAATTACTTTAATAAAAGTCCTAGAATCTTTTAAGAAAAGAAATCCATCAGGAACTTTTAATTTTATTAGTTCCTGGTTTGTATATGGTGATGTTGATACGCCATACAAAGAAGATTCGTATTGTAATCCAAAAGGATTTTATAGTATCACAAAAAGAACGGCAGAACAGATGCTGATTCATTATTGTCAAACTTTTAAACTGAATTATAGAATTTTAAGGTTGCCTAATGTATTGGGCGAAACTGATAACAAGGTATCGCCTAGAAAAAATGTTATTCAATATATGATTCACCAATTGATGAACAATGAAACAGTAAGACTTCATCAAGGTGGTTACGCTTTAAGAGATTATATGTATGTGGATGATATCTGCGTAGCAATTAATACCATTCTCAAAAGAGGTCAAGTAAATGAAATATACAATATTGCTAGTGGTGAAGCAGTTTCAATCCGAGAATGTATTGAATATGCTCATAAAAAATTAGGTTCAAAGTCAATAATTGAAGAAACCAACATGGAAAACTTCAAAAAAGTGTTGCCAAAAAGCAACAAAATCATTGACAATACCAAATTATTGAGTCTAGGGTACTTGCCAAAATATACGATTTACGATATAATAGATAGGTTGTTGGTGAAAAACCCAACAATTTGATGCGTATATATCTAACCCAACCTTTTAATAGTTTGGTGGTATAGTTTTAAAAGTTGTATAAATAAGTAAATCGGCAACCAAAGTGTGTTGCATATCTAGAAGGAAATTAATGTACTCGTTTTTAACATTCTTAAAAGAAGAAGTTGAAGAAGGCGCCAAGCTTAAGCATATTCACCATGCTGAAGATCGGCCATTATTCCATGGCGCCAAGGGTTTTAATCATGCCGTTGCCGCATTAAAACAAGCACATAACCATATTAAATCTGGAGGTAGCAGTTCTGCCTTAACAATGAAATATGATGGCAGTCCATCAATAGTTTTTGGTCATCATCCAGAGACCGGCAAGTTTTTTGTGGCATCTAAATCCGCTTTTAATAAAAAACCAAAGATAAACTACACCCATGCCGACATTGAGAAGAATCATGGACACGCACCAGGACTCACCGAAAAACTCCATGCAGCATTAGATCATCTTAAAAAAGTAGCACCTAAAACTGGTGTATACCAAGGAGATTTGATGCACTCCGGTGATGTAGAACAAAAGAAAGGTGGTAAAGTATCGTTTACCCCTAATACCATTACATATACAGCTAGTGGTGAAGAAGCCGATAAGATTAGAAAATCTAAAATAGGCGTTGTAACTCACACTCAATATCACGGTAATGACATTACCTCAATGCACGCCGACCAACATCCAGATTTACATAATTTTGGTACACATCCGGATGTATGGCAAAAATCACCAAATGTTGATACAAAAAATGTTCATTATTCCGAAGAAGCACAAAAAAAGTTTAATGAGCATATAAGTGCCGCAGATAAAATTCACCAAGCACATAAAAATAAAATGTATGCGGCCGTTGCTCCACATGCAGGTGAAGCTGGCCATTTGGCAACATATATAAATCATACAGTTAGAACAGATGAAACTCCGTCAGCGGAAGGGTTTAAAAAACATATACAAAATGTATATGATAAAATGAATAAAACAAAACCATTAAAAACCCCAGCTGCACAGTCACGAAGAAATACTGAATTGAAATCGCATATGAACCACATTGAAAAGCACAAAGAATCTTATGAGGCACTATTGAAAATGCACCAACACCTACAACAGGCAAAAAATACTCTAGTAAATACACTAGAACAACATACTGGAGGTTTAGAACACCACATTGGTGATAAACCAACAGGTCCAGAAGGTTTTGTAGTTAATCATGCCGGAGAACCTACCAAACTGGTTAATCGTGCTGAATTTGCCAAAGCCAATTTATTAAGAACCAATAAGTTTAAGAAAAAACCATGAAAACATTCTTACAACTAATTGAAGAAAAAGAAGCAACACATAAACCTGTGGTGGTGGCCTTTGGTCGCATGAATCCTCCTACTACTGGACACCTAAAGTTAATTGATAAGGTTCGTTCTGAAGCAGAAAAACGACAGGCTAAACATATTGTTATAACCTCACATTCGCAAGATAGCAAAAAGAATCCATTATCTCCGGAACAAAAATTAAAACATCTCCGTAGATATTCTCCAGGTACTCATTTTGAATCTTCTTCAAAAGATAGGCCAACTATTCTTCACCATTTAGCTCGACTACATGCAGCGGGACATGACCATGTGGTCTATGTTGCAGGTTCCGACCGAGTTAAAGAGATGCAC